CTACTGCCGCCGCTACTGCTTCCTGTTGTACAGGAGGAGTAACTGGAGTAGGTGCCGCTTCTGCTACTGGTGCAGGTGCGGGAGTAGGTTGCGGAACACTTTGTGCCGCAGGTTTGGCCGCTGAATTGTTTGGCGCACTGTTAGCAGTGTCAATTTGTACACCAGCTGGACGATAGAAGTTACCGAACAGTTCTGGATCATACAATTGACCATCAACACTTGCTTCAAACATTTGACCAATTGCAGTCAATTCAGCTTCAGTTGGCTGTTTAGGAAGAAAATCATTTAGATTAAACAACCCATGTGTGTCAATTGCTGCACGTTCGTTGCTGTCTAAACTACGCTCTCTGCGGCTCCAGCTAGACGTTGAATAGTCTGCATACTGACCTTTAGTTGTCTTTGTTAGACGGAAATCAGTACCTTGTTCAATATCTGTTGGAAGTTCAGTGAAATCACTGTCCATCAATGCACCTTTAATGATGTTAAAGATACTTGGATTGATAATAAACCTACGAATTGGATTGTCAGGAGTAGTATCTTCTTGTAGACTGTTTTCAGCTACAAAGCCTTGGAATACGTAACTACGCTTTTTCCAATACTTACGACCCATGTCTTCTAAGTTAGGATCTTTAAACCAGTTGCGTACTTCTGCGAGTACTGGGCAACTGCCCACTGGACCCCACATTTCGTTACACGGAACGTTCACTGTAACTGCACGACTGTTTGGATCACCTTTTACACCTGAAAATCCTAAACGAATCATTTGACGCTCACGCCAAAAGTAAGTATTACTCGAATCACCGTCTGGTAAGAAACGAATTACACTTGTTGAATTTTCTGGGATATTCCAAAATGGGAAGATAGCGTTATCGCCACCTGAGCTAGATCCGCCTCCGCGGTTTTCTTGTTGTTGTAATTTTGCACGAATTTCTGCCAATGTTGCCATAGTATTTCTCCTATATTTTGCCTATGTTTATGCCTAAGTATGCCTTTGTGACCACTTATGTAATCACTATTATATGTGTATTTTGTGAGGTTGTCAACTAAAAAGTTTATCGAAATCGTATTTTGTAAATGCGCCTTCAAATGTTTGTTCATAGTTCTCACTGGGTACACGGGTTGTTTCACTTGCTGATGTTTTCAACTTAGGCATCAATGTTTTAATAGCACTTACTGCTTGTTTTAACATAGCACCATCTTTAATATTGTCAACCTCATCATTGAATCTTGCAAGTAATACACTTAATTGATCCTGATCTTTGCCGCCATCAATGACGCCACTTAGATATTGTGCAATTGCACCAAGTTGTTGTTGGATTGGATCTCCAACAAGTCTCTTGCTTACCATTGGATTTTCAGGATCATTCTTGATATCAACACCTTTGCGTAGTCTAACAGTATCCATTCCTAGGATAGCATTAGCTAGGCTATTCAGTGTCTCTTTTGCAAATGCATCACGTTCTTTGATGGCTTTCATCTCTTTAACTAATGCATTTACATACGGTAGCGCATCATCTAGACTTTCGTCAAATGTGCGTACTGTAAACTGGTTACGAAGTTTTGTACGATCTGTTTCATTGATCTTAACTTCTTTTGCTTCAAACTTTTCTTTGGTTTCGTTATAACACTTACACCCTTTGAGTTTGTTAATTCCTTCTCTGATACTAGCAATACGTTGAGAGACTGCTTCTACGATATCTGCTGTATCTTCGTTTACCAAACCATTGCGCTTACTGTAGTTGGCAAACTCTTTGAGTTTTTTAAGTTCTACAGTTTGTTCTTGAATGTGTTGTCCAAATGGATCATGTGGGCTGCCACCTTCTTTAACATGACGTAGCATTGCTCTGCCGCCTGCTAACTTGTTTGTTGGCATTTTGAAACGTTCACCTTCTGCATTCTCAATATAAATTGCACTGATGTTTCTGCTTCTGCTTCCACGTGATTCTTCGTTCACTGGTTTTGTGTGTTTAATAATAAGTTTAGCACTTTCTAGCTTTTGATAACTGCTCTTGCTAGTTCCGTATGCTGCACTAATACCTTCTTCAATTTTCATGTCTCTCACCTTTTGCGCTTGGTAATCTTGGTCTTTTGGTTCAATGTGTTTTGTAAAACTTTTTAATGTATATTCTATTACACTTTGATTTGCTAGATTTTTTAATTGTTCTAGTGTACTTCTGAATTCATTGATATCAGTGTTTTGATTAACACTTACACGTATTTCTCTTGTACTATCAGTTTCGTCAAGATTGATCATAGTTCCTAAATCTTGAATATAAAATCTTCTTGCACTGCTAGGATCAACAGTATGCTCGCCCTCATCTGTAAACAACTTCAAACTATGTCCGTTGCCTTTGAGAATCTTAAACATTTTTTCAGATACTTTATCGCTGCTAATCATATCAATTCCTTTATTATATTTATGTTAGAAACACAAAAGGCATAGGATCCACAGCCTCGTCGTCACTAAAACTATCTTTTAATTCATCGTAGGCGCTTTCATCATACTGCGCTACTTGTTGAGCAATACGTACTACCAGCACACATGCCATTACTAAATCATCTGTTTCACCGTCTTTAGCACTAAAACTACTGCCTCTAGCAATAAATGTTTTGATCTCTTTTAGTAGCGCACTACTTGCAATTTCCATTTTGTCTGTTTCAACCCAAGTCTTAAGTTTACTACATGCAGCTAACTTGCTTTTGTTTGTGGTAGTGAAACCTTTTCTAAAGCCTCTGTTTGCACTGCGGGGTTGACTAATCAGTGTACCTGGAATATTATCTTCACCTAGTTCTGCAATTACTACCAATGCCGCTTCACCTAGTGTGTTGTTTTCAACACTCCAGTATATTTCACTTTCAGGCGCTGCTTCTTGTATCTCTAATAACATTTGTCTCAGTATACGTATTTGATCAGTGATGGGTGTCTTGTTGTGCATCCATTCTGCTACTTGACGCATGCCTGGTAGTTCATATATTTGTATAGCAGAATTGTCGCCACCTGTTCCTAAACTTGGATCCAGTCCAGCAATGTATGTTCTGCCTTTAACAATATTTTTATACCAGCGTACTTGTCCTGTACGTCTGTGTATGTCTTTGCTTTCCATCACAGCAAGTTTTAGACTGCTAATCAATGTTTCATCATAAGCAATAAATTCATTTAAGTGTTCACGACGGAATCTTTCTTCACCTATTTTGCCTTCTTCTTGATCTGCCCACTCTTGATCTCTGTCTGGGTGTGCTTTCCAATCAGCACTGTATGCCTTAAATCCGTTTTTACCAATTTGTTTTTCAAATCCATATTCGTCTACTGTGTTACAAGCAGCTCTCCAAATTTGTGCAAACTGATCATCGTCCTGATTTGGTGTACTTGTAATAATACATTTACCACCTGTACTAAGTGTTGGACTAAGTGATGTCCAGAACTCTCTGGCAATTGTAGGACGCACAAATGCAAACTCGTCTAAGTATGCTAGTGAAATACTTAAACCACGACCAGTGTTTTCTGTTGTTGCTTGTGCAATAATACGTGATCCGTTGTCAAATTCTAAACTACCTTTATTGTATGCTGTTACACCTGCACGTACATGATCTGGTAATAGTTCATATGCAAATCGTATACGTTGCATAATCTCCTGCGCACCACTGTATTTGTGTGCTGCAATAAGAATTGTTTGATCAGGTACGTACATAGCATACCATAACAAGTATGCCGCCGCCGCTGTTGACTTACCCATTTGTCTACTAATTAATGCTATGCTATATCTATGACCGTGATAAGCATCTAGTAAGCCTTTTTGAAAGTCAAACAAATCAAAACGCATTCTGCCTTTGACAGGATGTTGTATCCATACAAAGTTTTCAATAAAATATTGAGGGTCCTGCGTACACTTAACGATTTCTTCAACTTGTTGAGCTGTAAACTTTTCTCGTTTGTACGGGCTTTTGATTAAATTGGTATCTACACTCATTGTAGTAGTACTTATCTATTAAAAAAAGAGCTATGTTTCCATAGCTCTAGTTTATACCTGTAATTATATTGATGTTGTTCCTGCTAACATTTTAAGTCTTGAGACATCTGAACTTTCCATCTCGCCTGGTTCAGAACCTTCAAGGTGTGCTCTGCCGTCTTCTTGCATACCTTGTTCACTAAACGATAATTCCATGCCAATCATTTCACTAATTTCTTTTTCAAAACCACTGTCTGTGTAGATTGTCCACGGACCATCATGTTCAACTGTAACACTTACATATCCATCTTCTTCGACAACTTCGTAGTCAGTGATTGTGACCATTGGAGGATTAGTGTCTTCTTTATCCCAAATACTGTCGCCTGCAAGTTTTACTTGCTGTGGCATACTAGCATATCCAGGACCTCCAGAACTTGCTTTTGCTGGATTGTAATCTGGCGCACCCATCGCTTCGTTGTTTAATCCTGATAATTGTATAAGCCTGCTAATATCCATTTTTATAGTCCTGCTAATTGTTTTAGTACATCAATGTCGTCATCTAGTTTATGTGCAGTATCTTTGCTCATTTTAGTTTTGTATTTTTTACCGCCAAACTCAAATTCTGACTTATTGGCTCTTGCCGCTGCTGCTGCCGCTTGGTTAAATGCATTTTCATCAATGTCTGCTTCATCGATTGTATCTTCATTCATCCAAGTAATAACACTCATGTCTTGCATAGCATCACGTAGTTGCTCTTCGATATCTGCATCATCCCAATACAAGTCGTCTTCTGGACCTGGTAGAGGACCAGTAACGTCTAGTCTGCCGTCTTTGAGTGTAACTTCAACTTCTTGACTAACTTCACCACCATCACGGTCTGTAAAGAACATTTCCATATAGCCTACTCTGCCTGCATCTTCATTGACGTGTGATTCATTTGTTGGATTGCATCCACTGTGACAGTTGCAGTTTGGACCGCAGTTGCCACCGCATGCACAACTATCATCACAACCGCATGCATGTGCTTCAGCTATTGGATCTGTTTTGTATGCGTTCCATGCTTCTGTAATATCTTCTACTTTATGATCTTCGTATACGTTTGTTTCATCTACTGTTACATGCTCGCCATTGGCTCCTAAGTATCTACGTAGGCTGAGATCAGCTGGACTGCCTAGTGTGCCTTCGTATTCTTGTGGGTTAGGTTCAGTTGTTGCTTCACCTGGCATTTCTTCTGCAACAGGAGCATCTCCTGTTAATTGATTCAGTTGCTCCGGAGTTACCAATGCAATCATAGTACGCATGCCGTCACTTGAACTTACAACAGGTTCTTCTTGCACCGGCGCTTGAGCATTTTGAATTCCTGCTAATTTAATTAAGTCATTTAAATCCATGTTCTTACACCTTATATTCTTTGTATAGTTCAGAGCCTGCGGCATCTTTCACCATTTTTTCATTATATGCATCGCCGTAATGATCTTCTGTTTTGATCTTTTCAGCATCACTATAATCAGCATCTGCTAAGACACTAGTTGGTTCTTGGTCGCTATCCTCAGCAACTTCCCATAATTCTTCTGCTTCATTCATATTGTTTACAATCATTTCACCTAAATTACATCCGCAAATGCCTGCAATTTCTTCTTGCAAGCTGTTTGGTGTTGCTGGTAACTTTGTTGCAAAGTCATATGTGTAAATTTCTCTTGCTCCTACATCGCCAAAGCCACGTGGCTTGTGCATAATAGTTTTCTTAGGAGCACCCATGCTTTCCATGTTATATTTTTTCATATGCGCCTCAATACGGTCCATATGATCATCTGAAATCTCGTGCAGACTTCTAAGCCTGAACTCATATGTTTTTTCAGATTCAGCTAGATATTGTTTCAAACTTTTCATCGTAGATTCCTTCGTTATAGTTATTTATCAGGTTCGTTGATTTTTGCAATCACTGCATTTATTAAACTGTTGCGATCTTCAAACTCTTCTGCTTGTCCTTCTACTGGTGTTTCTCCGCCATTTTTGGCTTGTTGTGTTTGTACTGCATGATCATGTTTGGCTTTTTGTAATTGTAGTTGCACCATCTTTAATTTTTTGTCCATCTTTGCTGTTTTAGCAGTGATAGCATTGGTCATCATTGTACTTGCAACTGCAAATACGTTTGCTGCATGTCTATCTTCTACATTTTGTCCTAGATCCATCAAGTCCTGGAATGCATGCATGGCTTTGTCAGCGTACTTGTCCATATCTGCATCCAATGTCTCCATATCTCTAACCATTGGTAGTGCAGCATCAATTTTATCTGCTGTATCCAATTGCTGTTGTAATTGTGCTAGATCCAACCCAGTATCTTCTTGTTTTATTGGTTCGTCTACCTTTTCTTCATTCATCGGAGGTAAATCAAATACATCTTCAATTTTACTACTCATCGTGTTTTCCTCTTTTTGGGCTGATTAAACAGCTCATGTTCTGTTAGCACTCTAAATCCTACACCTTGTCTGTCACAATATACCTTAGCAGCTTGCCATTTTGCTTCATTGATAATAGCAGATGCTTTCTGTGCAGTGCTTTTAGCGTGTGCTAGTGTTTGTCCAGCAGGCTTAATTTCAATCATTTCTGCTTTGCGCTGTTTATTCTTATCTTCATACACTATAAAAAAGTCTGGAACATAGTGTGTATTTTTACCTGTTGCTGGATTTCTGTAAGGTATTCTGTGTGCTTCACTTGCCCATGCAAGTATACTAGGATGTGTGTCTAACAAACGCATAAATTTTAGTTCCCAACCGCTGCGATATCTAGGACGATGTTTGCCCACATACTTGCTAGGATTTTTTACTTCATATATGCCTTGTTGAAACTTATGTGCCATTCTAGTAGTATTTATTCAGCTGGCACTACGAAACTTTTTCCATCTATATTTCTAAGTTTTTCACCTGATCTTAGCGTACCTGTGAATGGTCTCAAGCCTTGTTGTTGAGGAGCTTGAGCAGATCTGTTAACCGCTTGTTGATTTTGAGTATTAACAATGTTTGCTCTTTCAACATTTGCTTCGTTGCTACTACCAGCTTCTGCATCAATATTAAAATGTTCTGGTTGAAAGGTCACACTATAAG